TCAGCATTGAACACGCTCGAAAATTCAGAGGAGCAATACCGCCGCTTTTATATCCGGGGAGAAAAAATGCCAATCAACCAAGGAATGGCATTCGGAAAACAAGTGGCGGACGCGCTGGAAAAAAACGAAACTACCGGGGACATAGTAACCGATTTAATTTTATCGCAACTTCCCCGGTGCGAATTTAGAGAACTTAAAATAGAGGCCAAAATTCCTATCGGCGGCGAAGTGATACCGCTCCTCTCGTTTATCGATACGGCCAACGGAATCATGAGCGCATTTAAGGAGTACAAGACCGGAACGACAGCGTGGGACCAAAAAAAAGCCGACAACCACGGACAGATCACCTTTTATTGCGTCGTTATGCAGGCGCTAACCGGAAAAATTCCCGACGACATCGAACTAATTTGGGCGCCAACGAGAAAAAACAGCTCCGGGGAAATGGAATTGACCGGCGAAATCCGACGATTTAAAACTAAACGAACCACGGCCGACATTTTAAAAATGAAAATCAGAATTAAAAAAGCGTGGAAACGAATCGCGGAAATGGTCGAGGAGGAATTATTATAACTAACCATAAAGAAATGCCTAAAAAAACAATTGCCAAACCTGTCCGGGAGGTTTTTGTGTAGACTGCGAAACCCGGCGACCAAAAAACCTAAAAAAGATTAAAAAAATAAAGAAGTAAAATTATGTTTGACGTTCGAATCACTAACGAACAAAGACAATACGCGTGGGACTTAACCGGCAAAACCAACTTCGGCAAACGCGGAGTAGCCGACGGCGACCGGACCAAACAATACGTCGGCATGCTCGGTCAAACCGTTATGGCTGACTTAATAGGCGCGCCCCGGCCAACCGGAGCGGGAGGATTTGACCACGGCGTAGACTTTATTCTTAACGAAAGATTTATCGACTTAAAAACCATGGCTCGACAATACCCGGTCGACGAGCGGTGGACAAATAATTTATACGCCAGTCAGGTGGACAACTACGACGATTTTCACACCGAACTTTATGTCTTTTCCAGCAATAACACTGTCACAAAAGTGATGACATTCGTGGGAGCGTTTAAAAGGTCGTGCATTAAGAGCGACCCGCACGTTAAATTCAAACCAGCCGGGACAATGGTCGGCCACAAAATGAAATGGGCGCTGACGGTGGACAAGTACGAAATAGATAACGTTTTATTATGGCCGATTAACAACGTCGTAGATTTAATGACGTGCACTGACCGGCTTTTTATTTAAGATTTATGAGATTTAAAATCGCGCGCCGAGCGCTGTACAAATACAAATGCGAGAAATGCCACAAAGACCGCGGCTCGCTTCTTTACGAAAGGGCCGGCGATAAAATCTGCTCAAAATGCCGGAGGACAATGGTCCCGGAAAACCAACCGAGTCTTTTTAAAAACTAACATAACGACCATGAAATTAAAAACATTTTTTAATGCCTGCCTATGGGGTTTAGCCGAGGCGTTAATAGCGATGATTATGCTTTACGGAATCATGCGCTTAATCCACTGGATATGGGGAATTTAAAAGAGCGAAAATTCTATCCGAAGTTTAAAGCAACGGCGAAAAACGGCCGCTTAATTTTAGACGACGAGTTAACTTTTTCCAAGTATTTAATTAACTTTGACGAGCGCGAATTAAGCGTCGTCGTCAAATTGTTCCACAAAGAACGGAGCCGACAAGAGGAAAAATACTACCACGCCGTAGTCGTCAGAATGATTGCCGACGAAATGGCCATACCGGATCAGGAAGCGCACGAAATGCTTCGGGAAATGTTCCTGCGCGAGGAAACCAAAACCGAATCAGGCCTGCGCTACACCCGGACCGTCAGCACGACAGAATTAAGCGACAAAGCGTACCGGGAATACTGGAATAAATGCGTCCTGTGGGCCGCCCAGCCGACCGGCGACAACGGATTAAACCCGTCCAGCGGCCTAAATTTATACATTCCGCTCCCGAATGAAGTCGACTACGAAAATTGGTAATTATCCACCGCGGACGCACAGCCGGGGAAATAGACTAAACGACCTAAATGATTTATAATAGAATTACATAAAAATAATCAACACTTTTATGGAACCAACACAAGAGAATGGATTCATAGTCCTCCACCGCAAAATACTAAAATGGGAATGGATGCAGATACCAGAAATGGTCGCGTTATTTATTAGATTATTATTATTAGCCAACCACGAGGACCACAGATGGCAGGGACAAATTATCCACCGCGGACAATGCGTAATTGGCCGATTAAAATTAAGTAAAGAAAGCGGAATAAGCCAGCAAACAATACGCACTTGCCTCGAAAGGCTAAAATCAACCAGCGAAATAACCATCAAACCAACCAACAGATATAGCATTATAACCCTAGTAAAATATGGCCAATATCAAGACAAGCCAAAAAAACAACCAGCAAATCAACCAGCCGAGCAACCAACAACTAACCAACAACTAACCACTAACAACAATGATAACAATATAACAAATAGTAATAATACTTGCGGCCAAGGGCCGCACGACGAAGTCAATCTCCTTTTAAAAGAATTTTATGAAATCAATCCCGGATTAAACTTCGGAAATTTAACCCAAAGGAAAGCGGCTGAATTTATTATTAAAAAGTTTGGACTGGATACCGCAACAGCAATGGTTAAATGGTACCGCCAACAAATGACCGATAGGTTTTGCCCAGTCGCGACGACGCCATACCAATTCAAAGAAAAACTGGGTGACATAAAAGCGTACGCCGACAGATTAAAAACTAAAAAATCAAATCGCTTCCACGATTTGAGTAACCTATAAAAAATATGGCAATCCAACACTACGAAAAAAAATTCGTAATTAGAACGTTCGTCGGGACGCACCACCCGATAAACGAAAAACAACATCAGGCGCTCGCCGGCATGGGAGCGAATGAAATGGTGGGGCTGGAAAACGGATCACAACTAAATACCTCGTCAATCGCATTTGTTTTGCCGGCTGACGAATACTACCGGAAGTTCCCGGATGACAGAATAGTACAGCCGGCAGAGCCGATTAAATTTCCCGAACCAATTAATTACACAAAAGAGCGCCGGATTAGAATTATTAAAACAATGATAAGGACAATGGAGGGATACATTGCTGGGCCGAAGTACAAAGGGACCACTGGCCCGCATAATTTATTAAAAACAATGAACAAACGGCTGGCGGAAGTAGAAGCCGAAGCCGGTAACGTAGCCAAGCCATTCAATCCTTTAACCGAGATTTATGGCGGCCACGCTTAATTCTATGAACAGCAAAACAGCCAAGAAAATAAGACAACAATTCCGTCGGGAGTCCGCAGACGCCGTCCGCGACTGGACCAAAATGCTCAACAACAACTTAAAACCAAAACCAAGCTGGGTGCCGTGGTGGATTTGGATGCGAGGAATTAGAATTTTTATAAAAGTTAAATAACAAAATTATGCTAAAAAAATACCATGCCATCCGGCCCATTAACGTCGACGGTAATTATTACAACAGAGGCGACATAGTAATGCATGACGGCGACCTTCCCGGATTAGAACGAGCGCCAGAGGAATCCGCTCCGCCAATTATTCGTCGCCGTTATCCGGCCAGCGAATTTTTTGCAAAAGAAAATCCGACCATTAGCGTGATTATCACTTTTCACAATCAGGGAAAATTTGTAAAAGAATGCGTGGAAAGTTTTCTGCGCCAAAGCATAACCGAACCGTATGAAGTGATTGCGGTAATAGACGCCTCCCAAGACAATGAGGGCGAAATCATTTCAACCAACTACCCCGGCGTAGCAATTTATTCGGTAGATTTTAAAAACGCTGACAAGGCCCGCAACTTCGGAATGGAAATGGCCAAAGGAAAATTATTGGCATTTTTTGACGGCGACGATTTTGCGCACGGTCAATACTTACAAAAATTAAAAATAGCATTAGACGCTAACCCGGACGCAGACTTTGTCTACGCGCGATTCAGCCACGACCTATTCAGACAGGCGATCGGGAAACTTCCCCGGTGCAACATTTTCGAATGGAATAAATCGTGGATGAAATACTCGCCAATAACTAATACCCCAATTTTAATAAAAGCAGACAAGGCCCCGAAGTGGGATGAGCGGTTAGAATTAATGCAAGACACAGCCTACGGTTTAGCCATGCTTAAAAACAAATTAAAAGGCGTCCACGTGCGCGAGGAATTATGGCATTACAGAATGCACGGAGCGAACGCGTGGAGCGGCAAAGACGTGGTAGAGAAAAAAGCGGCCGCAGTGGAAATTTTAAAAAAGGACTACGGGTTCAAAGACGACAAAGCCGAAGTCACGTTTATCTCGCTAATTTCCCGCGACGAAGTCCTCGACGAATACTTCGGCCAAATCCCGAATTTAGGCATACCGAAAAAAGCGCATTGGTTTATTTTATTAGACAGTAACAGCGAACAATTTATAGAAAAAATTAAGGGCTACCAAAAGAAGTACGAGAAAAACTTCCTGTCCAGCCGAATGTTCGTCACCGGCGAAACTAACTTGGTGGCCAGCCGGGATTTTGAAGCGCGCGGAATGAGAATCGCAAATTTTATTAAAATTATTATAAACCAAGCGGCCGAGCGCATAGGCGGTACTGAATTTTTATTTATGGTCGAGGATGACACACTGGCTCCCAAGGACGCCTACAAAAAATTAAAACCAATGATAACCAAAAGCAACAGCAACGCCTACGTGTCCGGGATAGAATGCGGGCGCGGTTTTACAAAGCACACCGGAATCTGCTGGTTAAAAGAAAACGAGCAGGGCGATATTATCGGCCGAGAAATCCCAGCCATGAAAAACAAAGGCATAGTCGAGATAGGCGGCGGTGGGTGGTATTGTTGGATAGGGCGCGCGCGCGAGTTACAGCATTTTATTAACACAATGCCAATGCGGTGTTTTGACGGCAAAATGCTCGGCCCGGACGTGATGATGATTTACGATTTAAAACGAATGGGATACCGGTCGCTAACCGACCTCTCAATTCAATGCCAACACTACGACAGTCGCCGGAAAGTTTGGCTACTGGCAAAGGACGGCAAAGGCTACGACATCGATTATTTTCAAGACGAAAACAAACAATGGAAAATGAACTTAAAAGAAAAAGTAAAAAAATAGCATATGAAAAACATAGAAATCAAAGTAGAAAACCTAAACGACTGGGCAATTAGCGAGGAATTATTCAAAGAAATAATCAAATTACTCCCACCCGGAGGCACGATTTTAGAGATAGGCGCCGGATCCGGGACCAAGGAACTCCGAAAGCTATGGACCGTGATAAGCATAGAACACGACCACAGATGGCTTCCTCCGCAAGATTTGCCCCACCGTGCGATTTTCTGCCCCATAGACGGACAAACAGGCTGGTACAATTTAGATACTCTTACACGGGCAATCAGGGGCCTAAAATACGACTTGATTATTGTCGATGGCCCAAAACGGACAGGACGGCACGGATTTCTCCACAATCTATCCATTTTTGACACAACCTGTTCAATTGTGGTGGACGACAGCCACCGGAGCGAGATAGGGGAAATGGTCCGCGCGATCAGGGGCCGAATAGGACGCCGGTCAGAATTTCATAAGGCCGACGGCAAGCGGGGATTTTCCACTTTTAAATCGTCCAGAGAAATGCTATAATAACAGGGTATGAGTCAAAAGAAAAAACAAAAAAAACAACACCGCCGGGAAGTCCGGCAAGCGAGAAGTGAAAATAAAAACAATGAAAAAAGATAAAGCGCCCAATTGTTTCTGTCTTATGATTTTGGGAGGGTGCCTCCTCCACGTCTTATTTTTAACATTTTTATTTTTAGCAATAATTAAAAAAGTTTTTTAGAAATTTTGCTTATTTCATTTGCCCCCAAGCACGTTCTTTTTTTTCTAATTTCTTCAACTTAATGAGATTAATTATGTCATAACTAATCACCAAAAATTAATTAAAAAAAATTAAAAAATTACTGCACCACTCAACAACTCCGGACTCTGCCGGCATCCGAAACGCGCTCGACCCGTACGACGAGCGCCGACCGGTGGCCAGCGGAACTTGGGGGCCGGGGAAATAGGCAAAATAGAAAATAAATGAAAAATGAAAATGCGTGGTTTATGAAC